TCCACCATGGCCTTCTTCGTCATATCGGCGGAGGAACCTTGTATCAATCGGTTTAATGCTTTATACGTCCAAGCGCGTTCAAGATCACGACCATACTCTTTCTCTGCTTCCCACAAAGGAAGAGCACGGTGGATACCAAACACACGCGGTTGCCACAAATCAAAACGACATTTACGACCAAGAAGTGTTCGTAAAAATCCAACTTGTTCCGCCTTGCGTTTTGCTTGATCCATTAATTGTTTTACAAAAGGAACGTTGGCATGAAATTTTTTAAATAAATTTTCTGTTTCAGCAGTATCAAGTCCAAGTGAGCTTGCAAGTTTACCTTTACCCATACCATACATCATACCAAGATTAATGGTCTTAGCAGTGCTTCTGTCAATGCCGGCCATATCAGCAACAGCTTGATGGAAGTCGGGGTCTTCTGTTTTATAAGATTCAATAACTTCATTTGCACCTTTAAGGCCACCACTTGTCAGTGAAGCAAAGTGGACGAGCACACGGGGTTCTTGCTGTGAATAATCAAAGCTACCCCATGTGCATCCTTCATCAGGCACAAAGATGGAACGAATCAATGGCCCAAGCTCTTTATTCCGTGCAGGTACTTGCTGTAAATTTGGATTTGAATACGAAAATCTTCCTGTAACTGTCCCCCCGCCTTCATTACTTCTCATCTGATGAATATGTGCATGAATGCGGCCATTAAAAGAATGTCGACAAATTGTGTTAATAAAAGTTGTGTTTGCTTTATTAATCTCTCTTGCTTGAACAATTTGTTTTGCTAAAGGATGTTTATGTGTTGTTAAAAAATTCTTATCAAACTTTGGTTGTTTTGTTTTTTCTGTTCGTTCATACTTAATATTTAATTTATCAAATGCTTTAGCAACACTAACAGCAGCCCATATCTCTACATCAATACCTGTATCTTTTTTTATTTGACGTAATATTTCTTCTTCTTTTTTCTTCAAATTCTTTTCAATTCTATCTGCCTTTTCTAAATCAACACGAACTCCTTTCCATGTCATATCTATAAGACATGGAAGTAATCGTGTCTCTAAGTCAAAGATACTTGATAACTCTTGCTTAATTAATTCTACTTTAAAATGTTTCCACAAACGAAGAGTTAAATCAACATCTTGCTCGGCGTATGGCCCAACAAAACACGCTTCAAATAAATGTAGGCTACCTTTAATTTTATTCTTAGGAATACCCATTGCTGAACCAATTTCATAAAGCAATGTTTCTGATTTTTTTTCTTTTAAGTATTCTAATCCTACACTTGATAAATCATATTTAAAACTATTTTCATTAATTAAGGGGGCAGCAACCAAAGTATCAATAATTCTACCTTTAACTTCAAGTCCCCAATGACGTAACCATCCAACATCGTAACTAGCATTGTGAAATATTTTATCACATGGTAAATCTAAAATCTTTTTTAGTTGTCGCTTAAATATTTTTTCATCAAAATTTCCACCACCTGGATGACGCAAAGGAAAATATCCTTTCCATCCATCAACAGCAATAGCTACACCTATTATATGTCCATCTCCTTTTACCCAACCTGGTCCAAGATCCGCTAAGTGAGGATCGTATGTTTCTAAATCTATAGCAATTTCTGTTGCATCACTTAAATTAGGTAAACTTTCTGGTGGTACCCATTCACTATCTGGTTTGAATAAAAGTCCTTGGCTCATATAAAATCCTTTTGTAAATTATCTATTTTATTTATATACATTTCTATTTCTTCCTTGTCTTTCTTTGCTACAAATTTTAATTTTTTTGTAAAATCTTTACAATATTTATTCCATTCTTCCTCCTTTATAACAAATTTTTGAAAATACTGATCTCGTGTTACAACAAGAATAACTCCTTTCTTAATGTTGGTGCCACATAAATTATTATGTGCCATTCCGTAAGCGGCTAATTGACAAAAATATCTTGACATCCATTCTTTTCGTTGTTCGGATCTTTTACATTTAAAATCAATGATACAAGGCTCCCCTTCATAAACACCGACAAGATCTGTAATTCCTTTATATAAATCTTTATAATATAAGTGTGCTTCCATTCCCCATATTTCAGTTAATTTATCTTTTAACCCTTTCTCTAAAAAGACATTACCTAAATGAGAAGCAATATCGTGAAACTTATTATTTTTTACATTAGGTAAAGGAAGAGAGTTTAAATGACTAATGCCCGACATTTTCTTTAAAGAATTTTCAATATATCGATGTGTAACTATTCCAATTTCTTTTGATTCTTCCATAATTCTGTTAGCCTCTTCTTCTCCCTTTTCCTTTCTCCATTTTTCTATTCCAGATATATCTTCTGTAATATCAAAAACTCTAGAAGGCGAAATTAAATGTTTATGATCTTCATACCCGTATTTTTCTTCATATTTATTGTTGTATATAAAAGTTGTTTCTCTTAAACTTTCTGGGTACATACCAACTGTCCTTTTTCCGTCGCTACTTCTTATTGTTTTTTTTGTATCTTTTTCCTTCAAACTTTTATTTTCTCTACGATATCTTGTTTCAATATAATTCATCCAGTACCCCGCAATTCTATCCATATTTTTTTTGTTACAAAAGCTGCCATATTTTTTTCTAAAAAATTCATCTCTTTTAAAACAAGCATCTGTGTGCTCATATGCTCTTATCTCTTCAAAATCACCCATCTTTGCAAAATCTTTTCCTTTATAATGTAAATAAGTATTTTTCATAATTGCCCATTCATAAAATTCTTTCATTTCATTATATTCTAATAATCTAATGTCCATTATTTCTCCTTCTTTATGTTATCTTCAATTTCTCCTGCAATAGCGGCGTATCCCGCCATATCGATGTAACAATCTTTTGTGTGATTGTGTTTTAATCGTGCTACTTTTACAAGTAGCATACATATAGCAACATCATGTGCTGTAATTTCGCGACCAAGAAAAGCACTCCATAGATCAGCAATATTTTGATGATTAATTGTTTTGTCGCCATAATCTTCCTGGCGATCACCACCAATAATTTTAATTGTTTTTTCCAAATATTCTTTACTCTTCATTTCTTGTCCTCATATCCTTTAGCATCAGGGTGAACTGCATAATCATCTTTAATATGTCTTCGCATTTCATTCCTTCCCCATTCTGCAATAGTATCAGGAGTTATAGAGTCTCTAAGTTCTTTTAATAATTTCTTTTCTTCTTCCGTCAGTATTATTTTAACTGGCTTGTTCATTAGAAAGCCTCCGAAAATTCTCTATTCGATTGCGATCGAACAATGTTAAGTGTGTTACGTGCACGTGTCATTCCCACATAGAATACACGTCGCTCTGAGTCTTTATTCTTCCAATATTCTTCGTCTGTTTTACGAGACAAGTCTGTTAATAACATAACATTGTCTGCTTCACCACCTTTAGATCCATGAATTGTCGATAATTTAATACGTGGTTCTTTAGTAATTTTTTCTTTACGTCGTAAAATAGCACGAATGTAAGAAGATCTTTCACGCGGTATATCAGCTAACGCTTCAAACCATGGTTTGTCCTTTGAAACTTTTAATCCATGTTCCGTGGTCAGTGTATCGTAGTCATACATCTTATCTACATCAGCACGTTGCATTGTTTTATGATTACGTTCCACATTCTCACCGACGTTTAAATAATAATAAAAATATTTTACTTCTTTCAATGATAATTCTTTTCCGTTGCGCAAACCTTCCCATGCCATAATCGCATTAAAGACACGTTGGCTTATAGAAGTTTTTCCATTGCGCATATAATAATGTCCATCTAATTTTAATTCTTCTTCGAGTTTATCTAACCTATAATTATTTCTTGCGAGCACGAGCCACTCACCTGTTTTTAATTTATTCAATTGCTCACTCGGTGAATAATTAATTTGTCCATCTTCACTGCGCGCTGACCATTCTTTGTCTACACGGTGTTTTATACGATTAATTAATTGATTTGCTTTATCATGAATTAATTGTGGTAAACGATACGATTTATTTAGAACGGTTCTAGTTCCATTCATATTCATCAAGAAATCCGGTCTTGCTCCCGCCCATGTAAAAATCGCTTGGTCATCATCACCGGCAATATAAACACGTTTTGAATTGGCAACTATACGCTCCACCATTTTCCATTGCAACCAACTAAGATCCTGTGCTTCATCAATAATAACTACATCAAACTGCGGGGCTAAATTTTTTTTATTAAATTCAATTAACATATCGGTATAATCAAATTTATTACGTGGAAACAATCCACCAAATTTATATTCGTGTAATGCTCTGTCGATATAATCTAATTTTTTCCAACCACCATCTAAGTGACCTGTCGTTGGTTCTTCAAATTGTTTTTTTGTTGTGTAACCGTTTATTTTTCCAAGATCAATAATACGTGTAAAAATATCATCCGGTAATCCAGCACCATAGTTTTCAATTTTTCTATTCGGATTGCTTAATTTAATTTGAAGTTTATTAGATAGCGTTTTGTAATCATCATCACTCATGACATCTTCTTCTTTTAATTGTAATTCACGGTACGCTAAACTGTGCAATGTTCTAAAATAAACAAAGTCTTTCGTGTTGTAATTAAAATTTGTTACTGCACGTGATAATGCTTCTGTTGCTGCTTTCTTTGTAAAAGCAAAGTAACCAATTTTATTGGGCGCAACTTTATTTTCTTTTAATTCTTTTTCCACAATACGTAACAAGTGTGTCGTCTTACCAGTGCCAGGAGGTCCAAAAATAATATTACGCATTAAAAAGGTGTCTCCTCTTCCATGTTTGGTATATCTAAAGATTTTTCTTCTTGTTCTTGCCAAGGCACATACCACAGATAAGTTGTCTTACCTGATATTTTCATTCGTGTATCACCACCACCTAAAGTATTTCGTATATGTGCATTCATTTCTGTTGGGTTTAAATCTTTAAATTTTTTCTTATCTAAAAATTTTTGTAATTCATCCATTCTAAAAAATGCTGTTCTCTTTTTTATTTTTCTTGTTTCAATAACTTCGCCAGAACCATTCTTTATTTTTTCTTCATATTCTTTATCTTTAAATAATGCTTTACCAATATCTAGTTCACTCGCATCCATTGCTTCACCTTGATCTTCTAAAAATTTTTGAAGTAAAGTTTCAAATCGTCCTTCTTTTCTAATCTCATGTGGCATTTTAATTGTAACAGCCGTTGCTAATAACGATTGTATTCTTGCTCTCCAATCATTTGGTCTTAATGGATTTGGCCAAATACTTAGTTCATCAATACATACTTTACTAAATTTATGTTGATCATATAATTGTTCTGTTGATAATTGTACACGTCTGCCATCAATATTTAAGAACCATGTTGATTCATCACTTTCATATTTAGTTAAATCACTAACTTGATTTTCAAAATCATCTCCAACGCCAAATTTTCTAAGTTTACATTGTTCGAGACTACAAACAGAACACATTGGTTGATCTTTACATTTATATTTATAATCTTTCTTTTCGTGTTGTCTTATTGTCTTTTGAACCTGTTGTGAACTTAATGGTGGGTCCATGTACTTATGGTTAAATTCATCTATTTGATCTTGCCAATCATCCGGCCATTTCTTTTTTGCATATACAGCGTATTGATATAATGTATTATCTCTTCCGCCTTCTGGTACACCTTGCGCCATTAATGTTACTAAACAAGGTGGACCGTCCTCTAATTCTGGTATCTCTTTTCTCTTAACTTTTATTTTTTTTAAATTTTTTTCGGACGTACAATAAGTATCATATAAAGAAAAGAAATCATCCAAACTAGCGCCACTACCATCATCACTAAACCCATAACGCATAGTATCATCACCACCGTGATAGGGTAAATTAAGAAAGTTTCCAGTATCTCCCCTATCCGCTTTAATTTCAATTTGTTTTGGAAATATTTCACAATTTGCATAACCTAATTCTCCTGCCCATTCTTGTAATTTATCACGAACTAACTTTGCTTGCACGGGTTCTTTTGTAAATAAAAACACGTGTGCGCCACCACTCTTTGATCTACACACGACTAGAGGTAATTCTAATTCCCGTATTTTTTTAATAATATTTTTATGGTCTAAATTATAAGTATCAATATCTATACAACCCCACGTGCATGTTGAATCATCACGTATAGGAATAATACCAAGACTTGGATCTTTACCTTCTAAATGATCAATCCATAATTGATCTACAACAGTTTCTTTAATGATAAAAGCTTTACCAGAAGCTTTACCATTTATTCTTTCACCATCACTTTTATATCGACCAAATGCTCGGTCCAATCCATAAAATATCTTTTTAAATTTTTCGACTTTCTGTTCCATTAAATCTCATAATTAAAAAAGGGGCGGATAATTCCGCCCCGTATTAGTTAAAATGGAGTTTTGTCCGTAGAAGAAGTTTCTTCTTCATACTTCACTTTACGTTCTCCTTTGGTTACACTATCAGCAAAACCTTTTGCAATAGCGTAAAGATTGGCATCCTCTAATTGAGATTCTCTACTAATCTCCCAACCATACCAATTACCCTTGTCATTACCTTCTTTCATCGTTTTTAAACGATAGTAATGAGAGTAAGATGGAGGAGTAAATAATCCATTCTTCCCATTTAATTTGAGATTCAACATCATTGAATTCCACTTTCTACTCTTCTTCAATTGTGTTGCTTTCATGGTAATAACAGCCGGAGTTGCATTGCCATTATCTTCAACAAGAAGAATGAAGTGGTTTCCACACGTTTCAATATAATTTCCGTTTTCTAAACGATCTTTATTGTTTTCATCACGTGTTGTTTTAGTCAAGATGTCGCTTGTGGAATCATAAACATTGATCGGTGCACCCGATCCTTGTCCCCTATCAGCCCACTCAACGTATTGACGTTGATACGCACATGGTAGAACTCTAATACCTGCTGATCCATCATACAATTCATTTGTAACTGTATTATAAATCATGCCAGCTTTGGCATTTTCCAGATCTTCAAGTTCCGGTGATAATTGCATTAATACCTTTAAACGAGGTGTTGCTAAATCGTCTTGTGATATATTTTGCAGTCCGCTATTCGCGTCCTGTTCCATCACAGCTAAGTTTAATGCTGGTAAATTCTCTTCTTTCTTCGCAACGTTTGCATTCGCCATACGGCCTCCTTTTTACGTTTTACTAATTTTTGTTTCGGCGCCAACAAAGACTCCGAATTTGTCCATGGGTAACTCACTACCTTCAGCAATTTGCTCACGAACAAAAGCTTTCAAAGTCATGGGTTCAACCCATACCTTCTGATTTGGTTGATAACCTAACTCTTCTATCTTGTCAATAAAATTAGAAGCTGAGTCATCCTCCCCTTTTCCGAACGTGGCAGATACTTGGTTTTTTATCAAGTCGCCATGTCCATTATCACGAAGCCACTGAAATGCTTCTTCGCGATATCTTACTGGAATAGAAGCTTGCACTAATTGTTTCACCTTTACAGATGATCCATCTGTTAATGTTAAACTTTCTAACCCTAATTCTGACATTTTTGCCGGAATTATTTCTTGTGACAATTTACGAACAGCCTTTGCCTTTGCCTTTAGTTGCTCTTCTAGTTGTTTCACTTCATTTTCTAATGCTGCTTGTTCAGCACAAAGATCTGCCATTTCTTTTAAAGAGTTGTCACCAATATTTGGTGTTTTAACATCACTCTCCATTTCAGCTAATAAGTTACTCATCAATTTCTCCTCTCTCGTATAAGTTAACTTCTACAGGATAATATTTAAACTCTCTTTTATCCCATTTCAAGCATTTAAATCGCCCGCGATTATTTGTCGCAGCTATGGCGCAGGCAATACCAATAGCTGATGGATCACCTATTAACAATAAGTAATCATCATCATTAAAATTTCTTAGTTTATGTGTTAATCGTTTTACTGTTGGACCAGAGCTTAATACAATTTGAGAGCCTTCTGGCAATAATAACTCTAACTCGCCATATTTTTCTGCACTTAGTACGTTCCTATTTTTTACTTCTTGTACTATATATACCGTCATTCTTTCTCCTTACGTTTTCTGTATATAGCTATTGACAAAGCCTTTGGCAAGTACTATTTAACAAATAAGAAATAAAGAATGGACTATAAATTTAAAACAGAGCCGTATGGGCATCAATTGCAAGCATTAGGTGCATGCCATAATAAAGAGAATTTTGCTCTTTTTATGGAAATGGGCACTGGAAAATCAAAGGTACTTATTGATAATATTGCTATGCTCTATGATAAAGGTAAAATTAATTCTGCCTTAATTGTAGCTCCAAAGGGTGTATATCGTAACTGGGAGAGACAAGAAATTCCTATACATATGCCTGATCACATTAAATATCAAATCATCACGTGGTCACCTTCCACAACAAAAAAACAAGAAGCAGAGAATAGAAAATTATTTATTCACGATGAAGATTTAGTCATATTTTTGATGAATATAGAAGCATTTAGCACCAAAAAAGGTCTAAAAATAGCTGAAAAATTTCTTCTATCTCATTCTACATTAATGGCGATTGATGAATCTACAACTATAAAATCACCCACAGCATCAAGAACAAAAACTGTTTTAAAATTACGAACATTAGCAAAGTATAGAAGAATATTAACAGGCTCACCAGTGACAAAAAGCCCACTCGATTTATACACGCAGTGTTTTTTTCTTGATCCTGATTATTTAGATTTTTCTTCATATTATACATTTAAAAATCGTTACTCCATAATGGTTGATCGTAATGTAGGTAGTCATAGTTTCAAATTAGTTACAGGTTATAGAAGATTAGATGAGTTAAATCAAAAATTGGAAAATTTTTCTTTCCGCGTTCTTAAAGAACATTGCTTGGATTTACCGGAAAAAATCTATATGAAAAGAACAATAGCACTAACGCCAGAACAGCTTAAAGCATATACAGAAATGAAAAAACATGCTATTACAGAATTGGAAGGAAAGCAAACAACAGCTGCAAGCGCGCTGGCCCAGCTGGTGCGTTTGCACCAGATTACATGTGGTCATCTAGCATTAGATGATGGAGAAGTTAGAACATTAAAGAATAATAGAATTAAAGAACTATTAGAAATATTGGAGGAGACAGATGGAAAAGTTATTATTTGGGCGATATACCGTCATGACATTAAAGAAATTACAAACATACTTTCAGAACGATATGGAGCGAACAGTGTGGCGTCTTTTTTTGGTGATACTGCTGATAGGGACCGCCAAGATATTGTTGATCGCTTCCAGGATAGAAAAAGCGATTTACGATTTTTCGTCGGCAATCCGAGAACCGGAGGGTATGGCCTCACTCTCACTGCTAGTCATACTGTTATCTATTATAGCAATAGTTACGATCTAGAAATTAGACTACAATCTGAAGATAGAGCGCACCGTATTAGTCAAAAAGAAAAAGTTACTTATATTGATTTAATATCTGAAGGCACCGTTGATGAGTATATTGTTAAGAATTTACGGGGAAT